TCTGTTAGATATTTTTGTGTAGTCGTACCATTGCACTCGTGGGAATAATTCAAATAATGTATAGCCATTTATTTTTACAGTCTCCCACCTAATATCTGTTGTTCCGTTTAATCTAATGCATGGTTGTATGTCACGTTTGTCACAATAAGCTTGAAACTTGGTAACGTCTTTATGTAGTTGGTTCATAAAGCTTGCACGATCTTTGTAGAACCATTCAGTCTTACGCATTCTAGCAGCTTGTACATTGTTGAACGCACCACGCCCTGCTGTATACAAACAAGCGTCAATACAGTTTGCTTGTTCTGCCATAGGGCAAGAGTTGAAAGATTTACCATCCACCATAACTTTCCAAGGTGTCATATATAGTATGGCTGTTAGGTATTCACTTCCATCACCTTTGATTGTTTTGGCGTTTGTACCTACGCCTAATAGTTTGTAGTTGCTCATTGTGTTTCCTCCTATTAAAGTTTTGGGTCAAAGAATAGTTTGTCTTCTAATTCGTGCTTAATGAATGCGGCTTCTTCTTGCGATATCATTATCCAAGCAAACGGATGTTTCTTTGCATACTCAGCTATTTTGACTAACATTTTGTGCGTAGGGTTAGCTTGATATTTTTGTATTAGTTTTGACATTGTGTTTCCTCGTTCCATTCTCCAATGTAGTTAAAGTTTGTATCATACTGAAAACTAAACCAGTTTTTCTTAATGAAATCGTCTAGTGTTTTTTCAGATACACCTTGCTTTATCATAGCATCTAAAATGCCATGAGTTTTTGCTATGTGTTTTTTATCAGCGTCTGTTAATGACATTGTGTTTCCTCTGTTTGTGTTGCCTTATTCAGTGACACCCTCAATGGATGCCACCGATAAAATAACACCTCCTATGCTTTAGAATGAACCCTCACCATTGTATTCTCCTAACTTTAATTGTGCATCATACCAAACTGGATCACGTGGAGTTAATGCAGCTAAATCGTGCTCTGGTAAATTCTCGCCACGTTCATTTAGTATATCACGATATTCGTTAGCCTTTACAAAATTCCAGTGTGATTTAGTATGACCAGAACAACATACACCAGTCTTAAGCGCATTTCGTAAATGAGTATATAGAGTTTTGTTTGATATAGTAGACATAAGTAAAAACCTTTCGTGTTGAGTTGATACAATCAATGTGAACCAGAACATCTTTTAACGCAATAGCTTTTTTTGTGACGCCACGTCACTTTGATAATTACCATATAAATAAGGCATATCGATGTGTGACATAATTGCAACACCTAGCTTTGCACATAATGTTTCACGTGAAACAATGCTTGTCTATATTTGTGATCACAATGTGATGTGTGTATGTGCATCGTATGGGTGTGTTTCGTGATCACATCTATATAGGTATGCTTTTTTGTGATCACACCATAACCAATGTAGATACATCACTAGCAAAGTGTAGCAATAACAGTGACTTAATAGTGATATGCTTACTGATAACTACAATAAATATATTAATGAACAGCTAACCAAATAATAAAACCTAATAAAATCAATGACATAGTATAATTGCTATAGGGTGGGGCATGGGCCACGGGTGGGGTATACGTTATACGTATATGTACAGCTACACACACGAGGTTTTTTACTATGTTACGTAACGTCACTTATTGACAGAAGCTTGACAATGCCTATAACTATGGGGGTAAGGGGGTATGTTAAACATTTATGTTAAAACAATATAAGAATAGTTGAACATAAGTCATTAAAACATTAATGTATAACATAGAGAAAGTAGTTAAATAAATATTATTATTACTATTGACAGTGTTTAAACATTAATGTTATACATACATCAGTTACAAACTGCTGTTGAGGTTTCAGCATAATAATATAATAATAAGTTTGTAATGAATCGTATCTTGTCCTTGTGTATTATAGGTAGCTTGTTGTTTAATTTGTATAGGTTTATGTAGTCTCCTCCAACAGTACTCCGTACATACTTAAGTAACAGCTACTTGTAATACACTCTTTAACAAACTTTTTCCTTGACAATGCCAAATAAACAAGTAAAACTATATGCATCTGAAGATGTCATAGATGATTTCTATCGTGCACTAGCCAGTAATGACGCTAACGCAATGCGTAAGGTACACATACCTAAGTCAGATGTATTCTACGTTAGAGAAGCATTAGAAGTTCGTACTGGTGTGAGGTACACCTTAGACCACGTTGAACGTGCCATGTATCTTGAAGGTATGTTAACCAGGTATGAGGTACTAGATCCAGACAGGAAGCGTAAATATGGATAACTTAAAACTACCAGTTGCCCTCGTAGCTGCAATGGGTATGCAACTCGCAGGAGGTGTATGGTGGGTATCGCAACAAGCTGCCACTATATCTAGCTTAGAAGAGACAGTAGAACAGTTCGCTAGTAAGATGGCTGTAGAGGATAGTGTTAATCTTAAGCGTGATGTCTTAGACAACATGGATTACATTGATGGTGCATTTGCTGAGATAGAAGAGCTATGGGAAGAACAAGAAAGCTTGGCTCTTACGATAAGCAAGATCACTGCCTTACAGCAAAGACTAGCTTTGTTAGAGAACACTATGAAGTTTATGAACCGTGACCACATGAACATGATGGACCCTATGTAAGATGGCAACAACTAAAGATGTAGAACGTTTACCTAGCGGAAAGTTAAAGTACCGTGGTGAAACTTACCCAGGGTACAACAAACCTAAGAAGACACCAGGTGCAGCTAAGAAGAGTGCTGTACTAGCTAAGAAGGGTGACCAAGTAAAGGTAGTTCGTTTCGGTGATCCTAATATGAGTATCAAGAAAGATCAGCCTGGAAGACGTAAGAGCTTCAGGGCTAGACATAATTGTGATACAGCTACAGACAAGTTCACTGCAAGATATTGGAGTTGTAAGGCATGGTAGTAAATGCATCTAATAATTACACCAAACCAGGTATGCGTAAGAAGCTTGTATCAAAAGTCAAAGCAGGTGGTAAAGGTGGAAAGCCTGGACAGTGGTCAGCACGTAAAGCGCAGATGGTTGCCAAGCAATATAAAGCAAAAGGTGGAGGATACAAATCGTGAGAAGATACATAAAAAGATTGTGGTGTGCGATTATCAATCGTAAGTGTCACCCAGATTGTGATTGCTGTTAAGAAATGAAAGCACCACAGAAGTCTTTAAAGAAGTGGGGTGACCAGAAGTGGCGTACCAAGAGTGGTAAAAACTCTACGCAAGGCAGTGACGCTACTGGTGAACGTTACTTACCTTCTAAGGCTATCAAGTCTCTTAGCAGCAGTGAGTATGCCGCTACAACCAGAGCTAAACGAAAAGGCAAGGCGGCAGGTAAGCAGCATGTATCTCAACCTAAGAAAGTCGCAGAGAAAACTAAGCGATTTAGAGCCAACAAAGGCGGTGTTACTAAAAGAACTAGACAACAAGCTGCAATAGCTGTTAGTATGAAGAAGCGAGGAGTTAAACCGAAAGGAAAGTAATGTCGTTTCTTACTAGCAGTATACCGTACTTCAAAGCCTGGGTACGTAGAGAATACACTAAGAACCTGGAAGAGTATCATGGAGAGTACTTACATTGCATGGTCATTGGCGTCACTACTATGCCAAACAGGACTCTCAGCTTCCAAGTTATTTTTACAGGCTGCGAGTCTGATCATGATGATAGCACCAATATACATGGTGGTGCAATGTGGGCTAGATTACCTCTTGTAGCTTTAGTAGCTGATACACCCTTAGAGGAGTGGCCTACACAGCTACCACCATACTTAGCACAACCCTGGGATTGTATGTCTCATACACATTCCGTATATAAATTAGAGAGAGCAAGTCCAGCGCCTTGGATAGCTAAAGTAGATGGTGAGTTCTACCCTGCCAAGTATTACTTCACGGTAGACTACACAGACAACGAAGTAGCAGATGACCCAGCACAACATAAACAGTCACACGTACTGGAGTTGTTAGATGCAGGTGAATACACAGGTAACATGGTTGCGTTGCCCAATAACAGAGTGAGAGTAACTCACCCAGCTTGGTTTGAGACAGGTGAAGGTGCACCAGACTTCAGACCAAACCAACACATATATAATTCAAAAGAAGACGTAGACTATGTATGGGATACGCAACGAGTGTTTAACAACTTATACAGTGAGGAAGAACAATGATGAAGAAAAAGGGTTATGCTAAAGGCGGCATGAAGAAAAAGGGCTACTCAATGGGTGGTGCTATGATGAAGAAAAAAGGCATGGCTAAAGGTGGCTTGAAGATGGTCAAAGGTAAAGATGGAAGTATGGTTCCGTTCTATGCTGCTGACGGTAAAGGCAAGATGAACAAAGGTGGTATGCCTAAAAAGAAAAAGAAAAAAGGCTACTCAAAGGGTGGTGTCGTAGGCGGCAAAAGAAACTTTAAACACGTATTACCTAAGTAAGAGATAACATGGCAAAATTCTATGAACAGTACAGAGATGTATTAGAAGCTAACGGATACATTGTAGAAGAGAGTGGATGTGTCCGTGACTCAATGGGAAACCAAGCAGCAGCAGAAGATGCGTACGGCAATGTGCAATGCAAAGATCCTAACGTAACTGAGTTGTGCAGACAGCAAGAAGCTAAACCTGCTAAAGCGAAAAAGAAAGCTGCTCCTGTAGTACAAGATGAAGAGATGGAAGAAGTAGCGGTACGTGCTCGTAACGATAAAGGCCACTACATCAAAGATGATCCTGACACACCAGAGAACGAAGCTTGGACAACTAAGATGGTCAAGAAAGTCAAAGGTAAAAAGTGACTGTACTACTAGACGCTAAGTTTTTTTCTAAAGCTAAAGACCTTACTGCAAATGCAGGTGGGGCAAGTGGTAATGTTATATACACTTGTCCTAACAAGTATGTTAGCTTAATAAAATTCTTACACGTCTCAAGTGGATCATCTTCAAGTAAGAAGTATAGCTTACAGTGGTACGAAGCTGCTACAACTACGTATCACTTTCTTGTAGATGAACACAGTCTTGCAGGTCACAGCTTAGAAGAAGTAATACAAGGTGGTAGTTATCTTGCACTATCATCAGGTGATAAGATTGTAGGTTTTGAAGAATCAGGATCTGACTTTCACGTTGTTGTCTCAGGCGAGGAACATTTCCAACCGACATAGCGGCTATTCCGTATTGTCACTACTAAACTAACGTTATTTATGTATAACTATGTAACAGCCAATAAAGGCGGTAACATAGGAGCATAAAATGTTTAAACGATTATTTAACAGAATAGTAGAGGCGAGAACACAATCAGCTAGACGTAAGATTGCACGATTGCAACTTAACAGAATGACTGACAGAGAACTACGAGACTTAGGTATTGGCAGATGTGATATAGAAAGAGTTATACTTACAGGTAAAGCTCTTTGAAAAACACAATCAGTTCTTTAATGATACTAGGAGTACTTTTGGAGGAGGCTCGTGGATCCAGTAACAATTATCGGTGGAGCTACCGTAGCTTTCAATGCGTTGAAGAAAGGCTTTCAGGTAGGTAAAGACCTACAAGATATGTCAGGACAGTTGACCCAATGGGCAGGTTGCATGAGTGATCTGTCCTACGCTGAACAGAAAAACAAGAACCCTCCTTGGTGGAAAGCACTTAATGGTGGGTCTGTAGAAGCAGAAGCTCTAGAGATATTCACAGCTAAACGAAAAGCTGAAGCAATGAGAAAAGAGCTAAAGGACTGGATTAGTTTCAGCATGGGGCCATCGGCTTGGGATGAGCTTGTAGCTACTGAAGGTAAGATACGTAAGAAGAAGAAAGAGCAAGAGTATCGTAAAGCAGAGATACAAGAAGCAATCGTAACTTGGACTCTCTCAATATTAATAATACTAACTGGAGCAGGTATGCTAGGGTTAATACTTTACATGGTGACATAAATGGCTAGAAACTTAACAGAAAAACAACAGAAGTTCCTTGAGGTATTATTCGATGGAGCAGGTGGAGATGTTGTACAAGCTAAAAAACTAGCAGGGTACGTAGAAGGTACGAGCACTACAGCTATTGTAGAATCTCTGAAAGATGAGATAGGTGATCGTACACGCAGTTACTTTGCACGTACAGCACCTAAAGCTGCAATGGCTATGGTGGGTGCACTGAGTGATCCAACAGAGCTAGGCATACGAGATAAGATGTCAGCAGCTAAAGATTTACTTGACAGAGCAGGGCTAGGTAAGGTAGAAAGAGTAGACGTATCGTCATCTAGCGGTGGCGTATTTATACTACCATCGAAAGAAGGAACAAACGAATAAGTGTAAACCGTGAATCATTAGGTTACTGGGAACTACCTAGACCGCACAAGGGTGCAGAAAAACAATGGCACGTAATAGCTAGAGTAACTAGAACGATACCGTTTGGTTACGAAGTTAACCCAGAGAATGATAAGATACTTCAGCCTATTATAGCAGAGCTAGAGGCATTAGAACTTGCAAAGAGACACCTGATGCAGTACTCTTACAAAGAAGTAGCACTGTGGTTAACTAAGCAAACAGGTAGATACATATCTGATGCAGGGCTAAAGAAAAGGGTAGACATTGAGCGAAAACGTAAGAAAGCAGCTACAATTAAACGCAAGCTTGCCAAAAGGCTCGAAGAAACGCTACAAGAAATCAAGAAACTTGAAGAAGAAAGAATCGGAGCCTACACAACCAAGCCCAGCGCAGCAAGCGCCTGAAGTACAGGTTGTAGCAGCAGAAGTAAAAGCACCTGAGTTTGATGTTGACCTTGCTCAAGAAGTAGTGTTTAAACCAAACCCAGGCCCACAGACAAACTTCTTATCCGCATCTGAAAGAGAAGTTTTGTATGGTGGGGCAGCAGGTGGTGGTAAGAGTTTTGCTATGCTTGCTGACCCACTTCACGGTTTGAACGATCCAAACTTTAGTGGCCTACTTGTCCGTCACACTACGGAAGAACTTAGAGAGCTTATACAGAAGAGCCAAGAACTTTACCCTAAAGCTATACCTGGCATCAAGTGGAGTGAACGTAAGTCACAGTGGATTGCACCTAGAGGTGGTAGACTGTGGATGTCTTACTTAGATAAAGACATGGACGTAACACGATACCAAGGACAAGCGTTTAACTGGATCGGCTTTGACGAACTTACACAGTGGCCTACACCTTACGCTTGGGATTACATGAGGTCACGACTTCGTTCAGCGTTTAGTTCTCAGCTAGGTTTGTACATGAGAGGTACTACTAACCCTGGCGGTGCAGGACATGCTTGGGTTAAGAAAATGTTTATTGACCCTGGACCACCTAATGATTCTTTCTGGGCAACAAACATTGAAACTGGAGAGACTATAAAGTTTCCTCAAGGGCATAGTCGAGAAGGACAACCCTTGTTTAAGCGTAGGTTTATACCTGCTAGTTTGTTTGACAATCCATACCTGTCAGACAGTGGTGACTACGAAGCAATGCTACTATCATTGCCAGAACATCAAAGGAAGCAGTTACTAGAAGGTAACTGGGATATTAATGAAGGAGCAGCATTTCCTGAATTTAACAGAAGCATACACGTTGTGGAACCTATCGACATACCTAGTGGATGGGCTAAGTTTAGAGCTTGCGACTATGGTTACGGCTCCTACACTGGAGTACTCTGGTTCGCTGTCTCACCAAGTGAGCAACTGGTTGTATACAGAGAGCTTTATTGTTCTAAAGTTACAGCTACTGATCTAGCAGATATGATACTAGAGGCAGAGGCTGAAGATGGTACTATAAGATACGGTGTACTAGATTCATCCCTCTGGCATAAAAGAGGTGATACTGGCCCATCACTTGCAGAGCAAATGAACATGAAGGGTTGCCGTTGGCGTCCATCAGATCGCTCTCGTGGCTCAAGGGTTGCAGGTAAGAACGAGATACACCGTAGGTTGCAGGTGGACGAGTTCACTGAAGAGCCTAGACTCGTGTTCTTTTCCACCTGCACCAACACTATAGCGCAGATACCTAGCATACCTTTAGATAAGAAAAACCCTGAAGATGTAGACACTCATGCTGAAGATCACTTGTATG